GCCTCTTTGATTTCGCCTCCGGCCTTGTCGCCCTCATCCCCCATATCGTCCAGGTCTTTTCGCGCATCGTCGGCCTCATCGCCCACATTGTTAATCCTGTCGGCAGCGGCCTCCACCGCGCTCAAGAACTTCCCCCGGATGGTGTTTATCGGGTGCGTGAACGCGGTCCCGATGCCCTTTACTCCGGTCTTCACCTTGCCGGTGAAGTCGGAAAACTTCTTTTGGGAGTAGCCTATGGCCCCGTCAAATCCGGCCTTGATGGTCTTGGAAACGCTATTGGTCTCTTTGGCCGCAGCGCCCATAGATTTTCCTACGGCAGCACCGAAGCTGTCCGCCTCTCTGCCAATATCCCGGAAGCTGGTGCCTACATCGTCGGCGTCATCCTCCAGGTCATCCAGGGCGTCGCCTGCGTCTCTGGCTCCGTCTCTGATCGCGTCAGTACCGGCGCGGACGCGAGCGCCCATATCCTGAGCGGCGTCCTCAACGTCCTGGGCGCGGTCCACGATCTGCTCCAGGCGGTCTATCGTCTCGCCCAGGCGGTTTATCGCGTCATCCAGGCCAAAGTCCATGCCAAAGGTAAGCTCCCGGTTGTCTGCCATTGGCTCCCCCCCCTTTCTGCAAAAAGTAAAGCAGCGGGGTCACTCGCCCCGCTGCTTGCTCCAGTCTTCGTTGTAGAGTATGCGGGCCTGCACCGCCTCCTGGTACTCAGCCAGGTCCATGCCCTTGAAGTCGGCATAGCACAGGCCGCCGCCGGTGAAGATGAGGACCCACATATTCCGGTTTCGCTTGGCCTTTCTGATTGCGCGGTCTACGTTAAGCTCACTCTCGCAGAAAGGTTTCGATGGCCTTAATCAGCTTCTCCGGGGTCTTGATGTCATCCTTTTCATCGAAGTAGCTGATGCCGTCGGCCTTGACCTCGGCGGGAGAAATGACCACGTTCTTGAGCATGGTGTCAATGTACTTGGTGGTGTCCCGGCGTCCGCCGCCGGTCATGCCGCAATCGTCATTGACGCCGAAGTACCAGGTGGGAGAGACGGACTGGAGGGTGTATTCCTCGCCGTTGACGGTGACTTTCTTCTGCTTAGCCATAAATTTTCGGTAGCCCCTTTCAGATAGTGATTTTGGTTTGTTCGGCCAGTTGGGATAGCCTTTCATGGGTAGCCCCCCTTAGCGGGGGACTACCGACGGTGCATAGATGTTGACGGTGATCGTGCTCTGCTCCTTATTGCGGGTGAGGTCGGGCATTTTCATTACCCGGCAGTTGTCCGCGCTGAGGGTGAACGCGTCCGCGTCGTTCACGTCGGAGATCGTCACGTTGACGGCCCGACGCTTCGCCTCCAGCTCCCGAAGATAGGACAGGCTGGAAGACGTGGACATGAGGGTAATAGCGATGGTGCCGCTCTCGTTGGCGTTCTCGGAGTAGGTCACGTCGCCCTTTGCGCCTACGGCGGGGGTGATGCTGTCCTCGTTCTTGGTGACGGACACGACACCATCAGCAGCAAAGCCGGTGATGGTGCGGCCCCCGACAATGACGTTGACCTTTTTAGGGTCATAGCTCGCAACTTCGATGCCTTTAGCCATGATGAATTACGCTCCTTTCTCACGCGCTCAGGGTGGCCCGCAGTACGCCCTTGACTTTGACGGTGTGGACCGCGCCCTCAAGCTGCGCCTCCCAGGTGATGTCCGGCATTTGCCGGGCGCGGGCCTCTTCGTCGGTGGCCTGGGACCGCTTGGGGACTACAACGGTAAAGACGCCCTGCTCGCTCTCCGGGTCCAGGGCGATAATGCCCAGGTCGGTAGCGCGGTTCAGGGCGGAGAACACGCCGGCAGCGACCAGGGCAAAGCCCGCGTCGGTGTAGCCAATGGTGGGGTTCTCCAGGAAGATGTCGTAGAGGTTTTCCCTCATGTTCTTGGCGATGTAGTCAGCGCCCATCTGGACGTCGATAAATTCGCCGTCGGCGCACACGCCGTTCTTCACATACTCCCGCTTGTACTCGACGGTCAGGAAGTTCACGTTGGCCTCTTCCAGAGCGTCGCGCTCGGCGTTGGTGAGGTCCGGGACGGTGAGGCCCTGGGGCCGCTTGAACTTCCACGTTACGCTCTCAGGATAGAACGGACCCACGTTGCCCACATAGGCGGCGTCGGGGTATTCCTCATCCTGGTCCCCGTAGATGACGATGGACCGGCGGTTGGTGACGGCAAGGCTCTTGTTCTGGGTGCGCCCAAAGTAGAGCTTGCGGTGGTCTTCCTCGCCCGCGCCCAGCTCCGCTTCGGTAGGCTCGGTAGCCTCGGCCCAGGCGCAGAGGGCTTTCACGGCCTCATCGCCGTCCTGGTCGGTCAGCAGGATATACCAATCATCATCGGTCTCCCGCAGGGTCTCCACGGCCTGCACCAGAGCAGATGCCTTTTCGGTCTCACCGCTCCCGGAGGGGGCAGCGATACCGGCGATTTTCACTTTGCGGATAAGGGTCTCCGCAAGGGTGGTCTTGCCCTGCTCAAACAGGGCTTCGGCCATAGCAGCGACCTTTTTCCCGGTGAACGCCTCCTTGATGACGTCCAGATCGCGGTAGACGGCCACGTCCTTAGCGCCCTCGGTGGACAGCAGCAGAATGTCCAGGTTCTCCGTTCCGCTGGGCTTGGCGTCGATATTCACGACCACAACAACGTCTTTCGGCATTAAAATCACTCCTTTACGTTTCCTTTGATTGTGGGTTTCTCAAGTTTGCTGATGGCCGCCGCGTCGGTCCGGGTGTACCGGAGCCGGACATCGAAACCGAACCGGCGGCCCATTTCGTCAAGCTCCAGGGCGTCCCGGCTGGTGGCGTCGGTGACATCAACAACGACGAAACCGGCCCCCGCTATGGCGTCTCTCCCGGTATGCAGGAAAAAGCCCTGGGCCAGCGTTGCCAGCTCCAGGGCCTCATCTGCACCCAGGACTTGCACCTGGGAGCCTTTATCGTCGTAGCAGCGGTTCACGCTGCAAGCAGTAAATGACAGGGTGGCGGTGGGCTGCTCTTCCCGGACCTCCACCAGATCGTCTTGCGTCGCACCCTCACCCAGCGAGTAGTTGCCCAGGCCGCCGTCCGGGATGTAGTCTGCGGTCACTGAGTAGACGATGAACGGGGGTTCTGCCTCCGGCTGGACCTGGGAGGCCAGCAGGACCGGGACGCCCACGGTCTTATGAAGCGCGGATATGAGGGCATTCCGCTTCGTGACGAAACTCACGCCCCACCGCCCCCTTTCGGCGCCGCGCCGGTTCTGGCCTCTACCAGATACCGCTTCATCGGGTGGATGCTGTTGTGGCCCAACTCCTGGGTCACGGTGTAGGTGTTTCCGCTGTCAGGGTCATAGACCTGTGCTCCCACCTGGAGCGCATGGCCGTTGGTATAGATTTTCTCGCTCAGATCGGACACGGTGCCGGTGATTTCACGCCGTAGGTCCTTGTCGCTCACAGGGAGGACCGCGCCCTCAAAGGGGACGCGCACAGGCTCACCGGCTACCCACTGGCCGCCCTTGTCCTGGTCGTAGTGGCCTCCCGCCTGGACCTCGTACATGGTATGCAGCAGGCCGCCCGGTATCATGGGCTGCGCCATTTTGAACGGGACGCCCATTATTCCTCAACCTCCCACGTGATCGAATTTCGGAGCCGTCCGGTCACCATGAGAGGGCTGTCCGCATAGGACGGATAGCGCTCCCTCTGGATTTTTCCTTTCGGCTCAAAGTTGCTCGCGTCGCTCATAAACTGCTGGATAAGGCCCACGGCCTGCCCGCCTATCCACGATATGGCCCCGTCCGCCGTCTGCTGACCTTGCCAGATGCGGGCAACCTCATTCTGGACGATTTCGGCCAGCTTGTTCTTGTTGTGGTCGAAGCCCGCCCGGATGAAGCTGCGCTCCGGTATGGTGACGGAGGGCAGCAGCAAGAACAGGAACTTGAGGTTATTCGGATTATCCTTGTCCCTCCGTCCCTTTTTGGCTACGACGCCGAACAGGTAGCCGTCCCTGGACCGGATAAAGAAGAGGTCCTGGAAGTCCCTGGGGCTTTTGTCGTAGCTGTCCTTGTGGATGGGTATGCAGAGGTTTCGGGTGGCCTTGGGCGTGATGGTGGCCCCGTACTCATGGACACGGGCAATCATCAGCAGCTCACTGTCTGCGTTGCCCTGGATGCCTATTTTTATCCGGGTGTGGTTCAGTTTCTCCAGCTCGGCCTTGACCCGCCGCAGGTGCGGTAGGACGTTATCGCGGACCTGCATAGGCTCACCACCTCATGTAGTGGGCCAGGGTCTCCATCCAGGAGGCGCGGGGTTCCTTGTCAAAGGTCCACGACACGTCGGAGATGGAGAACGCCGCAAGGCCCTGAGCGCCGTTCCGCAGGATGGAGAACTCCTGTTCCGCGATGCCCCAGACAATCGCCACGATGTCCTCCGGTAGATCGGATGGCTCATCTTCGGTCGCGTCCTTGGGCAGCACGTACCCGGCGGTGAACTTTACTTCCAGGTAGCGCCGGGGGGCTATGTAGTCGTTCGCAAGGCCGCCGACATAGCCGCGGAATACCCATCCCTCATCGCGGTACAGTACGCCCACGTCTCCGGTCATGGTGAAGTCGTAGCTGCCGGGGGCAATGTCCACGCCGTTCTCGGTGTCCCGGACGTACTCAACCGCCCGGATAGGGTACTGAGTGAGCACAAGCTCCTGAGCACCGGGGGCAACATATCTGTGGGTGTAGGTGGCCTTGCCGAACTTTCGCCCGGTGATGGTCTCAATCCAGGCAGACGCCGAATTGATAAGCCGGATGATGTTGTTCTTTACGGCGGTGTCTGCCGCCTCCGGGGGGGTGCCCAGGCGCTCCCCCGGGTCTTCGCGCGTGGTCATGGGGGTCATGACCGTGCCGGGGCACACGCAGTTGGCGCGGATCTTCTGCTCGCCGTTGGCAAAGCGCAGCGCAATGTGCTTGGTCAGCGCGACCTCCGCGCCCTTCGAGACCGTGTAGGCTGCGCTGCCGTTGCCGTTCACGCCGCCAACGGAGGCGACGGTCGCGATCGTGCCGTAGCCCTGCGCGATGAACTGCTTGACAGCCGCGCGGGTAACGTACATCGTGCCCTTGACGTTCACGGTCAGGGTCGTGTCGAGATCGCTGGTAAGAAAATCGTCGATCGGCCGCATGGCGACATCGAGCACACCTGCGATATTGGCCAGCGCGTCGATCTTGCCGTACTTTTCCACACCGGCCGCAAACGCCGCCTTCACAGCGTCATTGTCGGTGATGTTGACGACAGTCGTCATGACCTCGCCGCCCGCTGCCTGAATGTCTGCCGCGACCTTGCTGAGGTTTTCCTCATGCATATCCGCCATGATGACGCTTGCGCCCTCCTGTGCGAAGAGCTCGGCCGTCTTGGCGCCAATGCCGGAACCGGCACCGGTGACGAAACAGACTTTTCCATCAAGTCTACCCATTTGTTTCTCCTTTGCTGATATAGAATGCGGCGGACGGACTGTGTGAGCCGCAGCCCGTCCGGTATGTTGGGATCACTCGTCCTTGAGCGGCCACTCCATGCCGATGCGCTCACACTGGCGCTCGGTATCCCAGAAGAAGCCCCAATCGGGCAGGTGACGGATGCGGGCGGTGTCCGCCGGCGTCCACGTCACGATCTCGCCCTTCTTGTAGAGGTCGTCGATCTCCTTGTCGGTGTATCCGAACTCCTGCAGCACCTCGCGGTTGTGCTCGCCGAAGCACGGCGCAGACGCCACGCTCTGCGCGGGGCTATTTTTAACGC